CAGCAGGGCGTGGCAAGTACATTCTCATTTGGAATGTCCTATGGCATTGCATTGGCAATAGGTGACGTTTACGCTACAGAGAAGATTGATGTTCGTCCTCAACTTTGGAAGAAGCATTTCGGTTTAATCAAACAACCGAAGGATGCCGCAAGACAATTGGTTTTAGAGAAATTCCCAGACGACGCAGACAGGTTTAAGCGTAAGAAGGATCATGGTAGAGCAGACGCAACCTTAATCGCTCTTTGGGCCTACGAAACGAGAGAGCTATGAGTGACTTTGACATAGGGAATATTATGGGTGGTGACGGGGTTGATGGTTCAGTGCCAGCCCAGTCTTCTGTTGAAGTAGTTTCTCCCTCAGGAAACAAATTCGATGTTCTCAACCAATCTGAAGCAGACTTCTACGATGAACGTGGACGCCGCTATCAGGTCGATAACGCATTTTCGAACGTATCAGATCTTGCTGAACTAGATCGTATTCTGACTATGGAACTCATGTGTCATCGTTGGTCTCAGTGGATCATTATGGAGGCTGACTATAATGGGGCTATGATAGACCCCAGCAGCCTTCAGAAGTATATCGAAGTTTATTCTAAGGAAATCCGTGGACTGAAACGTGACCTTGGAATGGATAAGTCCAGTCGTGACAAGGATAATGAATCTAGTGTAGCTGACTACATTAAGAATCTTATGCTTCGTGCTGGCGAATTCGGAGTGCATCGCAACAATCAAGCTGTGGCTGCGATCACTTTACTAAAAGAATTACAAGGTAAGATGACTCTTTCTGACAATGCAACAGAGGCAGAGCGTCGTGAGTTTGAAGCCAACCGTGACCAAGTATGGGAATGGATGTTATCACAATTCGACAAGTTCGATGAGATTGACGCAGCTTTCTCTAAAGAACAAAAATCGTGGATTAGGGAAATTTAATCTTATGCCATTATCTCAAGGATCGACTATGACTAAAAATAAGCCCATCAGTTGGGAAGACAAGGAGAGGCGTATCATGGATAGTAATCCAGAAGCTCTCAATGTTTCTTGGCACAATGTCCTCCGTGACAATCCAGATATGTTTTCTCGTATCATCGCAGATGTTATTAAGTCTTGTGGTGGAGAAGCTAAGCCGGGGAAGCGTCCTTCGTTGGATCGTAAAGATGCCGCAGCCATCTATAACAAGATTATAGGTGAGGATTTTTCTGAGCATACATTTGTAGAAACCATGAGCTTTATCTCTACTTCTGCTAAAGCAGTTGCAGAGCTTAGTGGTCTTCCGCTTAGCCGTGTAAGGCGTTTGCTGAATGGCTCATTAGAGCCTAGCTTTGAGGAAATGGAAACCATCGCTAAGGTTTATCACAAAGAACCGTCCTACTTCATTGAATATAGAGTAGGATTTGTGTGTACCGTTATTGATGCATACTTGATGGATTCCCCTGAAACTGCTACTGCATGGTTCCTTAAACTAAGAGGTTAGAATGGCCGTCTACGAGAATTTAAGTGATGACGAATGCGCCCTTCTTGCCATCTTGCAGGATGAGTCTGGTCTAGATATTGCTGAATTCGCTTACACAAACGAAGAGGATAAGGTCAATGGCGTCTTTCGTGCATGGCCCTTTCAGTGGGCTTGGTGGCGTTGCGAAGACGAACTGCAAATTGATGCCGGGAGCCGCTGCCTATCTGCGGGCACTCTTGTCCTGACAGAACACGGGCAAGTTCCGATTGAGAGTGTTCAGGTTGGCGTCCGTGTCTTGACTCATACTGGCGAATGGAAGCGAGTTACTGAAGTATTTGACAACGGGGTCAGGAACACTGTAACCATGCGTGGCTGGGGTAACCAGTCCGGGCTAACTCTCACCCCAGATCATTCCCTCTACGCTCGCCATACATCCAGAGCCTCTAAGCCAAAGGATGGGCACAAGGGGGCGAAGATGGCTGATCCAGAATGGATAGCCGTTGAAGACTTCAGAGAGAGTGACAATAGCGGCACTATGGCTACTCGTTGGAGTTTCCCTGCCGAAGTAGACGCCTTGGAGGTTCCAGCATTCCCAGAATCCTATCGAAGTGGGCAGCAGAATATTCCTTCCGAACTATTATCAGAAGAGTTCATGTGGCTCTTAGGAATCTACTTTGCCGAAGGATCTTCGTTCGTTGGCGAACAATACGCCAAGGTGCAACTTGCCATCCATCAGGACGAGGTTCCAGAGGTTCTCCGTAGAGTTGAGAGGGTGGGACTGAACGCTTCAGCGATAGATTCAGATAGGGATCTGTCAGCTAAGATTCAGATCAACAGTCGTCCACTTGCCACATGGCTGAAGGACAATGCTTCTGGAACAGCTAGAGATAAGTGTTTGCCGTCTTTCGTATTTGGTCTAGACTCTCACTTGAGAGAGGCTCTTTTGGATGGAATGGTTTACGGTGATGGACACGTTCGACCTAGTGGTAGGATCGAATATTCCACATCATCACAAGCTCTTGCTTTGTCGGTGCAGATTCTTGCTCATACACTCGGATACTATGCTTCAGTGACACACAATCCTCCTCCATCGCCGTGGGAGTTTTACGGGAGAATTATTCAAGGTGGAGACTCTTACACCATAAGTATCTCAGAGCGAAGTAACAGGGCAGACTCTGATGCTGGCAAGATCTGGGCTGCTGTGTCTCCAGCGGAACCCTCTGGAGAAGCCAGTACCTATGATCTCTCTGTTGAGGATGATCATTCTTTCGTAGCCAATGGTGTTGTGGTTCACAACTCGGCTGGAAAATCCATGTCTATTAAGTTTAAGGCTGTAGCTTTCCCCTTCAATAGGCCCGGTGGTCAGATGGTCGTCACTGCCCCTGAGGGCAACCACCTTGATGCGATTACTGACGTTATTGAAACAGCCTTCCAAGACAACACTCTCTTCAAGGAGATGTTAGCCTCTGGCCGTGGTGGGATCAAGCATCGTCCGTTCAAGATTAACTTTGCAAATGGAGCTGTACTGCATGGTCGTATTCCAAAGCATGATGGGTCTGGAGTCAAGGGTATTCACCCTGACTGGCTAGAACATGATGAGGCATCGGACTACCCAGAGTCTGGATGGGTTGAACTATTCGAGACACTGAAGAAGAAGCAAGAGGGTGACTCTCGCTGGCGTGCTCATGGAGTAACCCGTGGTATCGGTGGCACCTTCGATGAGAAGTGTAAACCTGATTCTGGTTGGACTGTCCACAGGATTCCAGCTATGTATCGCCCGACATGGGATGAAGACGAGCGTGCTCAGAAAATTCTACAATACGGTTCATCCGACAACGTAGATTATCGACGTAACATTCTTGGTCTCCCCGGCGATCAGAACTCCCCCATCTTCGTACTCCGCAGACTAATGCAGAACGTAGACACAGATGGCTCTAGTGAGTACAATGTTGATGAGTATATCAATATAACAATTGATGAAGCGCAAGTGCGTGAATCCTTTGATGGCATTCTTGGATTGATGGAACTATCCCCGGCTCATACACAGAAGTACAAACGCTTCTGGATTGGTATGGATGTTGGTTGGACGCAGGCTCCTTCAGCTATCGTAGTATTTGGAGAAGAGACCGTTAAGGGCAAACCCTCTAAGCTACGCTTGGTCACACGGATCATGCTTAAACAGATCCGTACAGAGGATCAGATCGCAGCCATCTTGCATCTGTTCGAGTTCTATCGCCCAATATCTTTTGCTCTAGATGCTACAGGAGCCGGGTTCCCGCTCCTACAGGTGTTGCAGAAAGATATCAAAGAGAACCCCGCCATTAAGCCACTGCTTGACAGGATGCAGGGTTATAACTTCTCTGCCAAGGTAGTAGCTGCTTTCGATGAGAGTGTCGTGATAGATGAGGATGATCCTGATGGCTGGAAGGAAGCTGCCATCATGAGGAATGTTCTCGAATGGTCTACAGACGTATGCAGAGGCTTGGTGGATGACAATAGACTGATCCTTCCCTTTGATCGTCAGCTTATCGGTGAGTTTCAGGGACAGACATGGAGTTACGCTAGGTCCGCAATGGATGCGTATGGACGTAAGAAAATTTACTCTAGCGGGCAATTCCATACACTTGATGCTGTTCGTATGGCCCTGTTGGCGCACCAACAAGAAGCTATAGATATGTTCATATCCGCCCAAGAGGATAGCTGGGAAGCCCCAGATATGATTATCCTCTGATATAGCCGTAAGAGTAAATGATGGATAATAACAGTTTGAATGAGCTTCTAGCGGGATTCCGTAAGGAACTTTCTGGATATTTAGAGGAAATGTTCGGTTTCTCGCAGGACAGGCACAATCCGTATGATATACTACAAAGACTTAGTGCGATGTCTGCCCGTGCGGGATGGATTCGCTCTCAAGTTGTGAGAAGCAACAAGCGTGAGATAGTGCTCTTCAAAAGCGAAGAGGTCGATCCATTCTTGAAGCAAGTAGACTTGCAGTTTAGAATTTGGTCCAGAGTGGCCGCTCTCGTTAAAGACGAGTACGATATGAGCAGGAGCTAAAATGGGTTCATCTTCCGAGGTTGATATGCTTACAGGCGATGTAGCTTACATCAATGAGACTGAGGTAGCTGATGAAGCAGTAGCCCAAGCTCTGCGCTCAGAGTTTCCCGAGATCGCTGCACTCTCCCGCTGGCAAGGCCAGAAGAGTCGTCGTGGTTCAGGCTTGTTCCAGCAGGACAAGTACATGTCTCCAGACACCATCTTCGGCAAGATGGAAACCGCAGCCGCAGCAGTTCGTGACGATGACGTTGTTTCTAACGTAGCAGATACCACTGAACAAATTGCTTTCAAGCGTGTTGTTATCGAATGTGACGATGAGTCACAAGAGTCAGTATGGAATCAGATCACCCGAGAGATGGATATCGAAACTTACTGTCGCAAAGTTTGGCGTGAGGTATTCACCTACTCTCAGGCATATCCTGTAGTAGTCTTCGGTAAGCGCAGCTATCGGCCAGAGGGCCGGACAGAGAGTGGTTATCGTAGTAAGAAACAATACAATGACCTCACTGTTCCTATTGGAATGTCACTACTAGACCCACTGCGAGTTATCCCAGTAGGCTCATTCATGTTCGGCAACGAACAGCTTGTCTATATTGCCGACAAGGCTGAAGTTGATGGATTCAACTCTAACCTAGTTGAGCCTAAAGACAAGGTTATGAGTCAGATTATCGACCGCGAATACATTCCTTCACAAGAAGAGCAGAAGCAGATAAACGATCTGGTTGGATACAGTACAAACAGTCGTCTCTTCGCCTTGAACCCTGAGAACTGCTGGCGCATTACGGCCACACGCCCTGATTACATCCGTTTCGCTGATGTTCGAATGGAGTCAGTGTTCGAGCTTCTTGACCTCAAGAACCTTCTCCGTGAGATGGATCGTCAGGCTCTCATTGGTTCAACCAACGCTATCATCTTGGTTAAGAAGGGTTCTGATCAGTACCCCGCCAAGAAGGGCGAGCTTGATAAGCTAGCCACGCAGGTTAAGAGCACCGCTCGTATGCCTATCATTGTTGGCGATCATCGTATCGACATTGAGATCATCACTCCAAAGACTGACAAGACACTAGCCACAGAGCGTTACAATGGTCTTGACTCTCGTATCACTGCTCGACTTTACCAGCAGCTTTCTACTGGTAACTACAGTACTGGTACTGCAACAGATGACTCTATTAAACTTCTTCGTGTAACTGCTTCTTCTATGGAAGCCCGTCGAGATACAATTCGTGACTCACTGATGAACAAGGTATTCTACAAAACTTGGGAAGCAAATGAGCTTCTAGTAGACAAACCATTCATGCAGTTCTATCCTCGCCGTATTGCTTTGGACTTCGATCCAAACATCGCTACATATATTCAGGATCTTCGTGACCGAGGCGACATCTCTCGCGAGACAACACTCGGTGAGCTTGATATCGATCAGAATCGTGAAGCTGTCAAACGTGAGCGTGAAGCCCGTCTCTTTGATGAGGTATTTACTCCTACTATCGTTCCTTATACAGCACCTAATGCTGACAACCCTTCCAATCCTTCTGAAGAAGATCCAGAGGAAACTCCAGTTGAAGATCCTAAAGTTGGGGGTCGTCGTAAGGGTGGTAATAAGAACGGTGGAGGGGCTAATCCCAAGGGTGGCAGGAAGTGAAGCTAAGGCTCACTACTGTCATAACCGTTATTAGAGAAATGGAGGCATCATGACTATTCTTTCAAATACAGAACGCTCATATATGATGACCAGCACCGCTTATGTCCTAGATTTGGACAAAGACGTTGCGTCAGCTTGGGCAAATGATCTCATCTACAAGAACCCAGCACTCAAATGGATTGTGGGCAATTATGTAGAGGCTGATAACTCTAACTCTAACGGCCAGTACTGGTCTCTTGAGGATCTTCAGCTAAAGAGCGCAACTGTAAATCATGGTCCAATGAATATCGCCCATGTTGCGAATGATGTTGTAGGAACTTATGTTGGTTCCGAGCTTCTTTACCCAACGCAGGCAGGCCAGCGTGCATACATTGAAACCGTCGCTGCCATGTGGAAGTACTATTTCAATAAAGAGACTGCAATCGTAGAAGCTGCTCACGCAGAGGGCACACTATACCAGAGTATGGAATGTGTTTCTGATACGGTTACATGTGTTCCCCACAGTAAGTCAGAGCAAGAAGAAGCTGCTAGTCCCGCATGTGGACAGACCTTCCCTTATGATGGCCCGTATGGCGCATACTGTGAACACATCGAAGCCGGAACAGCAGCTCGACAATTCGATAACCCACACTTTCTTGGTGGAGGATTAATCATTCCACCATTGAAGCCGGGTTGGCGTAATGCAGAGATCCAAGAGATCTCTACACTAATGAATACAGATATGGCTGAGTCCGTGTCAGAGCAGGTTGCTGTTGAAGCTTCCCACCTTGACGACTCTCAGCAGGAAGCCTTAGCTCAGGAAATTGTTCTTGAGGGAATGGTGACCGAAAGCGATAATATTAAGGTTGCAGAAAAAGCTGGACGCCTCCTTGGCATTCTAGCTGCTCGTAAATTTTGATTTTATAAAGCTTATGTCCGTAATATAGGGTGTCTACATATTTTCTGATATGTTGGCGCTTACTCACGAAGAGGCAGAGTGCCCCTTCATAGAAAAACATCCTACGAAGGGGGTGTCACGATATGACCGATTACACTGAAGAAGAACTCACCGCAGCCGTAACCGCAGCACTAGCTCCCGTAGAGGAAGCCGCTGAGGCCAAGATTGCAGAGCTAACATCAGACCTAGAGGCTCTTCGTGCCGCTGACGAGACCACAGCAGAAGAAGCAGAAGCTCAGAGTACACTTGAGGCCGCACTTGCAGCCACAGATGTTTCTGAAGCCAAAGCTCTTGAAGCTGAAGCTCGTTTAACTGAAGTTCTAGCTTGGCTAGACTCAGAGGCAGAGCTTGTAGAGATTGCTAAGTACCTAGAGGACGTTAAGGCCGAGCGCCTTGCCGCTCTTGAAGCTGCTGAAGTTGCATTCTCCACAGAGCGCATTGAAGCAAGCATAGATCGTTGGGTCGCAATGTCCGATGAGGACTTTGCCGCTCTACTAGAGGATCTCGCAGCAGTCAAGACTGTTGAGACATCCGAAGAGGCCGTTGAAGAAATCGAAGCCACCGAAGAAGAGGCCGAGACAACTGAGACAGCCATGTCAACTACCCGTTCCGAAACAGCATCAGCAACAGAAAGCGCAACCTCCACAGTGTGGGGCGCTTCTCAAGCCGGTGTTAATGTTCGCGCTCTCACAATCCGATAAAGGAGATTTATCATGAGCCGTAACTTCTCATTCCGTTCAGCCCCAGTAGGTGGACAACGTGCAGGACGCTTTTCAGCAGTAGCATCAGTCAACATCGGTTCCGCCGTTGTAACTGATGGTTCTACAGACGCTGATGGTGGACTCGCAGTAGTCGCCGCAGGTGTAGATGCAACCGTTCCCGCCAATGGCGAGGGTGGACTTGCAGTTTACGAAGCACTCTTTACCAATGGTCCAGCCGAGTCACCATCTGACGTTATTGCATCCCCAGCGGGCGCAAAGCTTCAGGTTGTGTCAGGCGATCAGGTTAAGGTTGTTCTTACCAACTCAGCAGACCTAGCAATCGTAGATGTCTCCGGCCTTGCCGTAGGCGATCCTCTTTCACCAGCAGCCGCTGGTACTTGGGCATCAGCTACTAACGCTTGGATGACTGTCACATCAATCGACGCAACTGTTTCCGGTGAGGAAATTGTTGAAGCTCGTCTTACCTTCTGATAGGAGCATATAGCATGTCTACTTTTCACGCACATGATCCTGCATCCGTTCGCGAAGCTGCACAGCAGTTGAACGAAGAGGCAGCCGCCAATTTTGCTGATCCAGCATGGCGCGCCGCTAAGGCCGCAGAGATGACCACAAAGATTTACGAAGATTTTACCTATGACAACATCCTAGGCTACATCGGTGCAACCGAGAACCTTAACACTGACGATCGTTCATTCGTTCGCGAAGTTAAGGGTCTTGAGGCATTTTGGGTAGCCCGTGGTGGTTACATCGAACAGTCAACCGTTAAGACTGACATCGTGGAGATTCCCCGCGATACAGTTGGTTTCCATGTTTCTGAGAACGAGGAAAAAATGGAGACTGGCTTCGCAGAAGCTTCCTCCACTATGGTCGGCCTTGGTGTCGATCGTCTTTCACAGGCAGTAAATGTCCGTGGCAAGGCTCTCCTTGACGCTTCTCGTGACGTTAGCAACTCTTCAACTGGCGCAACCCAGCTTAATGACCTGACATCACTTAACAATGCAATCCGCACTGTTAAAGATGAGACCAAGAGTGGTGCAATCACCATGATCGGTCGCTCAGCTACAACAGAGGCCGTCCTTGACGCCATTGTTGGTGCAAACAACGGCGCTGGCTTCCTTCCAGAGACAAACGAGCAGATCCTACAGACTGGCGTCCTTGGCGTCTACCGTGGTGTGAAGATCGTTACTCTTCCAAACAACCTTGACGGCAATGGCGCTTCCACATGGGACGCTGATGACCTCTATGTTGTAGCCAATGACACTGCAAAGTTCGCCTACTTCGGTGGACTCAAGAGCCGTGAGTATCTTGAGCAGGATAACTGGTACTGGCATTACATTGCCAAGCAGGACTTCGGTGGTCTCGTAAACCATCCAGAGCGCGCTTGGAGAATCCATAACGCATGATCCTTTGATCTAGTGTTACAGATTTTTGGAATTGGGAGGGCTTCGGCCCTCCCTTTTCTAGTTCTCGCACAGGATGTCACACATCTATGGTATAATAGTGATTCCTAGGTAATAGAGAGTTCTCGATATAAGGAGAGATTATGAGTGTAAACGAAGAATGGACCAATGTAGGCGAGGGAATTAAGTTTGTTCCTCACACCCTACCCACAGGACAGATACGAAATATGTTGATTCGGTCAGGACAGACATTCAAGGTAAAGGCAGAGGATCGTCAATACTTCCAAGCTCACCATGAGGTGACTCCAGAGGGCGACCATTACACTAATGGAACGTTCCAGCCAGTGAAGCTTGTCGAAGATGCTGTAGACTATGCAGAGATCTCAGATTCAAAGAATCATCTCAATGATGAAGAGCTTTTGGGTCTGATCAAGGGCCGCACAGATGCTGTCTCTGCTCGTATAGCTGAAATTGATAATCCAGATACACTTGCCCGTCTACTCGTTCTCTGTGAAGAGAAGGATACTGCAGGGTCAAAGGTTAAGGTTATCGAGTCTCGGTACGCAGAGCTAACAGCTTATGTAACTGAGGGTCTCGAAGATGGCATGGAGACAGAGCAGAAGATTTCCTAACTCACCTTACAGTTAGTGCGATTGGGCGGGCCTTTGGCCTGCCTTTTTGCGTTCTAACCTGCCGTTGATATATCTGACGGAGTATCTAGGAGATTTCAGATGGCCGCTGTTGATATCACAGATCTTATAGAGAACCTTGAAGGAATGCTGACCATTCCGGGTCAAGTATCCCCTTATGACGCAGCTACTGATGCTGAGTGGACAATCAAGCTGGTTAATGCCTTTTGGCGAGCAGTGCTTGATGGAGTCATTGAGGGATACGATATTGATGAGGATGGTCTAATTACTCCTACATCTGGTGATACTACCTTCCCTCGCGAATATCAGCAAGTTGTTATTCTTTATGCCGCAGTAAACATTATCCAGAATCAGCTTCTAGTCCTCAAGACCACCTTCAAGGCTCAAGCCGGAAGTGCCTCTTACGAAACTGGACAAGCAGCCACGGTCCTTACTGCCTTGCTTGAAATGATTCAGCAGGATAAGTCAATTCTCCTTGAACGTCTTAGTGATGTTGGTCCAGATGGATCTTCCTATTACTACGACTCTACATGGCAGCGTAGAGATAATCAGTATGAGCAGACTAGTGCTTACTGGGCAGGTCACTAATGGCCGTCCCTACAGATCCCGCCTTCGGGTCAGATTTTGATGCAGACGCCTTTCGCCAAGCCATTACTTCCACTATGGAGATGGGCATGGCTACAGGTGCTGAATATACTGCGACCTTCTATTGGGATCAAATCGCTGAATACTCCAATGGAGTAGATATCTCTACTGTGCCGTATGACTTCACGGAAGAACCAGAAAGCATAGTACAGGCAGCGACTACTCTCGTAGTTCCACTTGTTACCGACTTCAACTCTGAGGCTGGAAAGCAGTTTACTGCTCTGGGCCAGATCGATAGAGTTAGCGCTGTAATAACAGTGCTTGACACCTACTATGAAGACATCAAAACTGCTGATGGTGTGAGCTTCGGAGAAATCAAGTACTCGATAGATTTCATGGAACCAGCCATTGGTCTGTTCTCTGTTAACCTCTACAACATCCACTGTTCACCTATCGATGGGGGAAGTTGATGAGCGCTGGTTTGAATCTTCGATTAATTAATGACAACCTTATGAATCGCCTCACTACTCTAATAGAGACTTCTGGCTGGAATGATGCTGGACGTAGCAATTCCCCAGTTGAAGTGATCAACGAAGATCCTGATCTAGAGGCCCCTATTGAGCCTAATGATAACGCTCTTATCCCTAATCAGGTTACTCTGTCTATTGAGGGACAAAGATTCTTCCCCGGTGAGATTGGGTCAGACCTAGTTGAGGCCCAGTCCGTATGTATCGTTGATGTATTCGGAGAGAACGCAGCAACCGCATTACATCTTATCGGTGATATCACCGCAGAGTTTAAATCCCCAGATCGTCTAGACGTATACGATCTAACACAAGACCCTACGCCCACTGACCCAATGTTCTACTGTAATCTTGATAACTTCTTTTCGGAGAAGCCCCACTTGCAGCGAGACAAAAGCCGCAAGAATTGGTGGGTACTTTCATTCGTGGTGGAGCGTGACACCTACGCTTCGCAGCTATAAGGACTGATAATGGCTACACTACATAACACAATTGAACGTGCAGCTAGCGCTGGCACCACAGCTACCGTATCAATAGAACTGCTGTGGGATTCCACTGTTCAAGCTGCCGCCTTCAACACAGTTGAAGAGCGTACAATCAATGGCGCAACTAATACCGCTACTGATCTAACCGGGTATTGGGAGTTCGATGATGTCGATCTCAATGCCAACGTTTCCCCCACTGAGAATGTTTATATGGTCACAGAGTCCATAGATGACACGGTAACAACGGACGATATTGTCTACTATGTGACCGTTGTTTCTAGTGGAGACAATTGGATTGGTGACGTTACTGTCACGAAGCCTATCTGGATCGAGGACTGATAATGGCTGGCAACGCACCACTAAAGGCAAAACTTGTCTCAAGACGTGGAATCACATTCAAATACGATGTTGTCACATCTAGCGATATTACTGGTGAGCCTCTGGACACAGACGGCTATGTGGCTCGTATGCAGATTCGTGATGGTTACGGTGGCGATCTGATTGCTGACTTAAATACCGCTAATGGCGGAACAGTCTTTCCCGGCTTGGGAATTTGCCGCATATTTATCTCTGCCACCGATACCGAAGCTATGACAGTAGGCTCATATCGATATGACCTTGAGATCGAAGATGCTGGTGGCGAAGTCACACAGCTTATCTACGGTTCATATCAGGTTAAAGATTCAGTTACCGAGTAGGAGTTGTGATGGCAGTTTCCGTAAATACAAATACAAATGCACTAAACGTAGTTCTTGCTGGTTCGCAAGGTGTTGCTGGTGCTCGTGGAGATCTTCCACAGACTCCAGTGGATATCACTTGTGTTCCATCAATCACAATCGATTCTAGCCAGTCTGCGGTTTATCGCATCCTAGCTGACCAAAGCTTTACCCTTGAAGCACCAACCAATGGTGTAGATGGACAAAGAATTATTATCGAAGTACAGCAAGATGGAACTGGATCTCATCCAATGACTGTCGGTGCTGGTCTGAACGCAGGCCCGGTTTCGGTGGTCTTGTCCTCAGATCCTGATGCAATAGATCTTCTTGGTCTCATGTATCGGGAGAGTACTACAGAATGGCTTATTATCTCTTTCGCTAGAGGTTACTAAACCAGACTGTGACGACCGTTATTTCATAAGAACGCCGACATATCTTTAGGAGATTACTATGTCATTCCTTACATACAAATTCAAAGAAGAAATGCTAGACGGTACTTGGGATCATTCCGGTAACGTCTACGGTGCGCAGCTTTGCACCAGTGGATCACTAGAAGGTGCCACAAATCCAACAAGCGCAGACATCGTTGGAGCAGCCACAGGCACTACAATCGATCCGACCATCACCAGCCCAACTGCACTTATGGGTGTATTTAATGGCCTTGACGTTACCTTCGTTGGAATCAACGGCGGCGGCGCTGCTGGCGCATTCGTCATGATTTCCATCTACGTGAAGAGCGGCACAAATGCTCTCCGCACAATGGCACAGATTGACATCACCGAGGTAACGCAAACTGGCGGCAACATTGCTGTTCAGTGGGATAATAGCTCTGACCTTAACGAACAGGGTCTTGGCGGTATTTTTGCAGTCTGATCCATTCGGATCAATCTCCTAAAGGCTGGGAGGGGGTTGTAGCTTAGCGGCTCCCCCCTCCCATTCAAGATTAAAAGGGACAGATAATGTTTGAAATCGCAGAAAATGATGGTACGCAAGACGAACTCCTGAGTCTCATTTCTGCAGCATCCGTCATCGACTTGGGTGTCCAAACCTATATGGCTGGCACCACTTCTGGCCTTGAGTGCACTTACTCAAGCGGCATGACTATTGATATTTCCTCTGGTTACTATAGCCTGCTACGTCAAACTTATGCATATGCTGGTGGATCTGTTGTTATAAGCGCAGGTGACGTTTCTGATGATCGTATCGACATTATTGAAATAGATGATGCTGGCACAGTCACAGTAACCGAAGGCACTCCCGCAGATCCTCCCCGTGAGCCTGCCCGCAGCACTGCGAGTGGTTATCCAGATCAGGCCAAACTTGCTATGGTATTAGTTAAGGCTAATGACTCTAGCTCCCTGTCAGCCACTGGAACTCCAGTAGCTGATCGTAGAACATTCGCTCAGTTTCAGCCATTCATGCTTAACGGCACAGTCGATCCGACTGGCGTTGACGGTGTTGACGGTGACTTCTACATGAACACTACCACTAACGTATTGTTCGGTCCTAAAGATGCAGGCTCATGGCCTACAGGTATAGCTCTTGCCGGTCCTATCGTGACTGTGCAAAGCAACTGGACAATAGGTGATGGTGTCCCCGCAGGGACTCCTTCTGCTGCTCGTGTTCTACGCAGGAAGTGGTGAGTCGTGGAACTAGGATATGATGGCAAACTACGAGCCATTACAGGCACCGTAACGGGAACTGTAGCTGCTCCCGGCCTTCTCTATTTTGGTCTTCTCTCAGCCCTCCCGGCTGACTATGCTGGACTAAGTATGACTAACCTTATGGATGTAGGTGGAGCAGACAACGAACTTGATGTTACTAATTTCTACATCCCAACTACTGGTAGATCACTGTTTACTCCCGGCACAGCTACCGCAGATGAAAATGGTGGTATAGCCTCTAATTCTAATGCCATTACAATCTCTAATAGTTCTGGCTCTA